AGGCTTGATCGGCATTCTTTTTCGCGGTCTTAACACCAGACTTCGCTGCTCCAGCACCATACGGGGTTCCAGCCACTTTGGCCTTGGAAATAGTTCCCGCTGCTTTCGCCGCGCTCTTAGTCTTATTACTACGATGAATGGATCGTACTGCGTGTGCCAAAATATACGGGAGTTGCGGCCCGAGGTCTGGAACATGCAGGTTAACCATTTCGACCAGTGGATCAGCTAGGAGTGCCTTGTACTGTTTACCGATTTCGGATTCCTCGTCGGCAACCTCTGGGACTTCCTGCGGGATCAACCCGGTGAAGTGTTCCCGTGCCTGCTCGCGTTGTCCTCGCTTTGCGAGTTCTGCGTGCTGGGCTGGGAGGTATTTTGCCATAGCTTCCCGCGCATTGCGGTTAGCACGACGAATCTCTTTCTTGGTAAACTCCTTGTCGCCTAGAACGATGATGTCTTCAGCACCATAGTCCTCATGCTCTTCAAGGATTGTGTCGGTTTCCTCCGCGACCTTCTCCAGTTCCGCATATTTAGCCTGTAGCCCCTCGACACTATCGATGTCACGGAAGGGGTTTTGCTCTGCGGGGATGACTGGTAGTGGTTTCGTTTGGGCCTGAGAACTTAGCTTTTCCTCCAGAGCTTTCTTTTGCGCTGTAAGCTCACCCACTCGGTGTAGCAAACGGCTGCGGCTCTTTTTGGCTAATGCTTGGATCTCTTCAGGGTTTAGCGACAACAAGTCTACTTCCTGTTCCTCTTCGCCTTCTTCCTCTGCATCATCTTCTTCGGGTTCTTCCTGATCGTCGGAAACTGCCTCTGGTTCCAGAGTCTCTTCCTCTTCCCAAGAATCATCCTCAGTTTCAGTAGCTTCGGCTTTTGGTTCTGAGTACTTCTGAGTCCTCTGAGCGATTAAATCTTCAAAGGATATGTTAGACGAGGGATTTGGGGCTTCCTCGGTAGCCTCGGATTGCACATTCATGTTTTTGACACCAGTTAACGCCCGGCGGCGGCGATGACCTAGCAATGTGGAGGGAGTTAATATAAGTCAACAATGGGGGCATATGGGTGTGGATATGTGTGGATATCTATATGTTAGAAATAATGTGTAGTTTTTCTGACGAAAATCGTGTGGTGTTTTTGCGTTATCGTCGGAGAAAAGGTCGGAGAAAAGGTCGGAGAAAAGGTCGGAGAAAATCCACGCCACGAATGCGGATATTTTGGCGGGTAATTTGTGGGTTGACTTGCGGTGGAACCCAGAGTAAGATTGCGCTCGACGTGAGGTAAGAATCATCGTCACCATTCACCCCTCCGAAGCGTAGAGCAACGGATCTAGGGCTGGCACGGGTTCTCTTACCTCCTCGTGCTAGCCCTTTGTTTTTGGCAAAGGTAAACCAGTTCAGTTCCAACCCGCACACTGACACAAAAGATAGCGGCAACAGATTCCTAGGGGTTAAATCGTCGCGGGAATAAAAACAAGGCGATGAGGGTCACCCTCTTTCCACTGTTGGATTTGGTTCCAATGGGGGGAGGGGGGGTTTTGCCAAGATTAAAATCTTATTAAATATAAGATGTGCTAATGTATGAGGAACTGGACGAAAACCGTCCTAATGTGCGTTTATTCACTCATTATGAGCATTTACACTATCCAGTAAACAAAACACCCTTGATAGGGATTGAGCCTACCAAGGGTGAAACCAATGAACAATGAAACACACGCTAGGCGTGATGGGTAATGTTTACATTGTTACAGGCAAATTGTCAAGCTAGCGGTTAACACATGTGGATATCACATTGCCATTCTACCAGATGGCTTAAACTGACCCTCAGGTTGACCCATCCCGCCCCTTGGAGCGCGAGCTATCTGTTGTCCCATGTTTTGACTTGTGGAGCTAAGAGGTGGTTGACCCATTCCGCTCATTGAGGCTGGAATTTTCGAGTAGGTATGTGATGCCATCGTGCCGCGAGCTTTGTTAGCGATTACGGGTGGTCGAGTTGCCATCCCCATAGGGGCGCGGCCAATAGGGCTACCCATTCCATTTGAAGTAGAAGTTGGAGTACCAGTAAATGGATTTGGGCCTTTTTGTCTTGGCATCGTTGCCTCTCGCGCGACCGCCGCTTGCATATCTGCTAGTGTTTTTTTCATATTATATGTGGTTGATGTTTGTTATTATTCTTATTACTTCAATTTGTCAAGCTAAGACTGAGAGTAGCTCATCCAGAGCAGCCACAGACCCAGCAATCTTCATCACATCGTTGCTGGACTCGCACAGGCGAAGGTCACCGAAGAACTTCTCACGCTCGTCGCGGATAAACTGGACGATGGCGTGATATTCCTCGCGGTCGGAGAGTGCTTCTACGGATTGTTGTATCGTTGGTTTTGGTAGTGGTGTCATGTTATTTCATTGATTTGCTTCCCTTACACTTCCATTTGCGGCGGGAAAGGTTGTTGGGTGAGTTGGGGTCTGATTTCCAGTCACCTTTGATCTTGGCTGAACGAGCGCAGTAGGCATCACCCTTCTTCGTGCCGGGTCGGATGCGATCCTTGCCGTCAGCAGCCTTACCTGCCTGCCCGAAGCGCACGGTCTTCTTGCGACCAGTATCGGGGTTGGTGACTACCTTTGAGAAACGCTTTTCCATTACTGCTGCATTCCTTGGGTTTGCATGCCACCCATCTCCGCAGGAGCCGTGCCGATGCGACCGATCTCTGCGTTCTGGGCCTGCTGGAGTTGGAACTGGTACTGCTCGGCGTATTTCTGGAGTCGCGTTGCGAATGCCTCGTCCGATTGTGCGCGTTGTGCAACATCTGGTTGTTGAACATACGCTTGCACAAGCTGCATTGCAACCTGTGCGCCATTGGGTTGGGCTGGAACCTCGATGCCAGCGAAGATTTTGGCGAGGTCGTCCGTGACATTCTTCATGACCTTCTGCTGCGCTTCCTCGGCGGGTTGCAGGACATAGTCAGCGAAAATTGGGTTGATGCTGGATGCCGTGAACTCAAGCAACTTATTCACATCCATGATGCCGTTGCGGTCAAGTTGCACCAATGACACCATATTCTTTAGCTGCGTCTCGGCAGTCTCTGGGTCATTGCTCTGCGAGTCGAAGTTGACCACGATGGAGAAGTTCTCGTCAGCAGAGCCCTTGGTCATCACCTGCGGATTTGGGTTGCCAGTAACTTGGAAGAAAACCTCATCAGGCCCCATGCGTTGGTATAGTTTCCAAGCAAGGTTCAGGACATCACGCACATGATCCAAGAACTTGGACACGAAATACTGCTGCCTCATGGACGAGAGCGGATTGTTAAGGTCGAGACCAACGCTGCGGTCTGCCTGTCCGATCATCGACACCTCTACCTCAACAGAACCATTGTCGGGCGGCGGTGTCGGCCCCCACTGGATCTCACCAAGACGACGATATGGGATGCGCCTGCCCGGCCCCCAGTCGGAGGGAGGCTTGCCGGCGGGGTGCATGAGGGGTGGCAGGGTTGCCAGAGATGAACGGTCAACACGCGAGTCACGCTCGGTTTTGATCTGGAGTTGTGCGCCGCGCAGGATGTCCCCAAATGTTTGCACCTCGTACATGCGCTTCTGGTTGTTGCTGAGGCGAGTTACCACAAATGGATAGTCGTCGTATCCATTCAAAAGCTCATGCTTGGCGTAGCCCTCGGCAGTTGGGTGAAAAACGGTGCAGTAGATGCCCTCGCTGCCATCCTCTTCGTCGATCAAACGCTGGTAGCCGTAGACCACCATAACGAGGTCGTTATCGTCGGTGATGGGCAGGCGGGTGACATTCTTTTGTTTCTCCCCGTCGAGGTACATGCTGTCCTTGCCACGGAGTCGGTCGATAGCGTTCTCGACCCAGTCCTCGTCCCAGCCCTCGTTGGTGACTTTTTTCTCAAGCTCTTGGGCAGTTAGGAAGGTTCTCCAGAAAATGTAGGGGCTACGCTGCGGGTCGGAGACATAGGGCGGCAGGATGACCTCCCCGTCCGGGGCGCAGGAATGCACCACGGGGCGATCCACGGTTACCCTAGGAATGGGTATTTGCGCCTCTCCCTTCGTTCTGAGGTCTTTGAGGGCTTTTCTGGCTCTCTTCCCCGAAAGTGCAGGGAAAGCCTGAGAAATCAATCCTAGGGCCATTTCTGTGGCATTCTCGTCCATGAGCAGATCCACCATCTCTGGCGCGGCCTGCGCGATCTCGTCCAGAGTCATGGTCTGGAGGTAGGTGCGGGACTCCCGCTGCCATCCGACATAGGAGATCATCAATCCTTTTTCCAACAGATAATTAGCCCCCAGTTCCATGTGTTCCCGGAAATTTGGGATATACGAGGATCGCATCCACTTCAGGAATCCGCTGACCATCGCTGCCCTCGGCATGGATGCCATCGAAGTCGGGAATGCCTTGATATGCGAACGCTGGAGGGCTTGGTCAAACAAAGCCACATAGGTGTCAATCCGCTCTCCGATCACATTTACCTCTTGGTCGGAGGCTCCCTCCCACGGGAATGCGTTAGCACCGTGCTTGCGGAGGTCGTCACTCTTGCCCGGCCAAATGTTGCGCCGCTCATCGTAGGAGCGCAGGCAGGTCTGGAAGTACTCGTCGAGGTCTATGAGTGCGGTTTCGTAGGCATAGGTAAGCGCGCCCACATCTGGCTCCCTGTCCAGATAAATCAACGATTCGCCTTCTAGGGCTTCTGAGTCAGTTTCCATGATATAATTCGTAGGTGTCGGAGTCTAATTTCCTGTTGATTTTAATAGTCTTGTGAAGAAGTCGCTGGGACATGCGGTTGGGAACCTCGATGGCAATGCGATTCCCATCTAACCCTGCATATACATACCTTGGGTTAATTGCTAGTCCAATAACCGTGACCTCTAGTGGCTCGGCTGCTGGTTCTGGGGCGGGAATGACCGCTTCCGCTTGTGGCTCCACCTTTGGCGTAACCTTCTTCGCTGCCTTCTTTGCTGCTTTCTTCTTTGTTTTCATGGTTAGTATCCTCCTGTGCCTTGTCTAGTTACAGCTATATGTGACCCGTCCACATGGTCAATGCCAGAGATGGCGGCGTAGCGCAGGACATCTATGGGGTCTTTCCACGCCTCCTTCAGACCACCATCGCCCGTATACTCGGACAGGGCTTGGATGATGTTCTCGCACTCGGAACTGACATAGAAATGCGGTCGGTTGACCGAATCTGACGGCATAGTTACATTCCAAGACATTTTCCCGATCAAAGCTTGCAACCCATCGTCGATTTCCAAGCCGGGGGCGGGTATGCACACGATGCCCTCGTCGTTCAAATCCTCGATAATGCTACTCGCCCCATCTGCTGACTGGTACTTTGCCGCCCCAAGTCGGGGGTCAATGAGACGCTCCATGATCTCCTCATCACCCTCTAGATCTTTTATGAGTTCCACATAGTCGCGGATGCCGTAGCCCTGCCCCTTGGCTCCCTCTCCTGCAACCCACTTGCCGCCGCGCCACTCTGCCCAGTCACCTACATCCACACCCGGCCATTCCCTGTAGACCCAGAATGTTCCAGTCGCGTCCACGGCAATCCATGCCATGAACCAGTTCTTCGCTCCCGCAGGATCGATAATATGGTAGCGCGTCACATTTTTCGTTGGAATAGTGTCGGGAGACACCACATTTACCTCCTTGTTGAACTTTGGAAATTTGGTGGCGTGGGACTTAACCGGAACCCCGTACGCACGAATTAGGATCTCCTCCCTAGGCCTACCAACCAAAGTCTCCTTAATCCGCTCGTAGCCACCGAAAGGGTTGTCCTGTGAATGGAAATAATGGACGCTGGCATTGCGCTTCTTGCTCCTCTGCACATAGGGGACAAGCTCGCCATTTAGCAGTTCAGCCTCGCGGCTCTCTATGCTGGTTGCTCCATCCAAATACTCTTTGATCACCTCCGTATATCCGTCAATAGGCGTGAAGGTAAGTAACAATTTTGCGTTGCGGGTTGCCAGTCGAAACCGCAGGGTGTTGATCAACTCAGGGCCAAGCAAATACTCATCCAACCAAACGCCCACATTATGCCAATTAGGAGAGCGAGAACCCAACTCCGCTCCCTCAAGGATGGTCGGGTTGTTCTGATACTGGGAGTAGGTCTTAAATATGATCTGAGAGCCGTTGGGTAGGATGAGCGATGAGTCAGTAAATCCATTCTTCTTCGTGTAGCTGATGTATGTCCCGGAGGATGTCTGCTTCGTGCGTAGTTCTGCGGGAAGCCAGTCCCACACGGCACTCTGCTGCTGACGGATGCTAACCTCGGATGTCTGTGCGAAGCACATGATCTCGGCGTTTGGGTTCTCTATAGCAGCACGCACCACAGAGAATGCGCCCCACTGCGTCTTGCCGCTGCGGTTGCCGCCTAGTGCCACAATCTCGTTTACCTCCTGTAGTTGATCCTCTGCCTTCGCCCAGTGGGGGAGTCGG